CGGGATTTGCATGTCAAGGTTGAAAATCTGGTCGAGCACATCCTCGTGTATGAACCCGCCGGCATCCGCGTCGCGCAGATCGGCGGCCGTGAGAATCGTCGCACTCATGTGTCACCCGCTACGGTTCGAAAAGTTTTGCGAACGCAGCGCGACCGTCGACGAACTTAGAGCCTTGACGCACTCCAACCGGAGCCGGTTTAGCGGGCGCCTTGCCGTTTGACTTGGACGGCGCCGCCGAGCTCGAGCGCACGTGCGAGACTTGCTCGAGCGCACGCTTGACGCGTTGCTCGCGCAAATAGTTTTCGCGCACGTAGCGGATGGCGCGGTGATCGACCAGCGACTCGAGGAAATTCGACGGAAACCCGTAACCGGCCAGGTGCTCGACCATGCCGGCGATATCCTCGGTTCGCTTGCCCTCATCCGCCCATTCTGGAATCACCTCGAGCGTGCGCGCCCGCTCCGCCTTTACGTTCGCCTCGTGCTTGCGTCGGACAGCCTCGAGCACCTCGGGCTTAACCGCATTCGGCGGCAACGTGGCAACGAGCTCGCGCAATTCGGCGAGCGAGCGCACTAAATCCGATTCCCGTTGGACGCGCGACTCCTCGAACGCGAGCTCGCGCACCGAAAATTCAGCTTGCTTCGCGGCCGCATCTTTGAGCGCGCCGAGTTTCATACTCTTGCCGTCGCTCATCGGAACATCGACCGCGTACAAGTCCTCCGGCCGCACGCTCAACCTCTCGGCGAGCTCGGCCAGGTTTTTCGGCTTGCCTGTTTTTGGCTTCTCAGCCGGCGAGCCAGGGGCCGGCGTCTCCGCCGGCGTCGACGATTCGCCCTCGCCTTGCGGCGCGGGTTTTTCAAAGAGCTCCGCGAATTGTTGGAGCTCAGACTTTTGCGCCGGCGCCGGCGTCTCCGCCGGCGGTGTCGGTGCGTTCGCTGTCGCCGTCTCCGGCGATGATGTTTGCGATTGTGGTTGCGAGGTGTTCACGCAATCCCTCTATTGCCTTGAGTTCATACCAGACGTTTTCGCGCTCGAGCACGCCCTCGGTTGCCTTCCATTTCTCAATGCACTCGCTCTCGCACTCATTGAGAATTGCCTCGAGCAACGGGTTCGCGCTCAGTGCTTTCGCCTGGCGGAGTCGCTCCGTTTCCATTCGCTTTTACCTTGCCTTGCTCTTTCGCCTTGAGGAGCTCGGTTGTCGCCTGGCCGGCAATCTTCGCTTCTTCAACCTCGGCACTCAGCACCGCGTCGTAGTAGCGGAATTGGAGCTCGCTGTCTGACTTGTACTTGTCGAATGCGGTGCGAAGTTGCTCGAGCGCGAGCGCCTGGTTCATTAGTTGCTGTTGCGCGTTCTTCGCTTGTGCGGCGGCCGCGTTCTTGTCCTGCATCGCCTTGACCGCCTCCGGTGACTCCGGGTCGACCAGGTATTGTTCCGGATTCCGAATGTCGGCGACGCGCGCCCAATCGGTGAGCGTGCGGTAAAAACCAGGCAAGTTGACTAACACGCCCTCCATGCCGAATTGAGCGAGTTGCGCTTGCTTCTCGAGCATCACGAGCAGCGCGTTCGCCTGGCGCGCGCGCTCGCCGGCGGACATGCCAACACGCACCGTCACGCACTGACGCGGCGGCCACTGCGCCGGCACTGGCGAAAACCACTTTCCATTTCGCTTGATCGGGACAGGCTCGCGATACCAGTCGCGGAGCATTTGGTGCGCGAGTAGGAACGTGGAGCGGATCAGCGTTGCGCCAATGATGCGAGTCTGCATCGCGCACAGTTGCTCGACGACTGAATAAGCGCGGTCCAGGCCTTGTGAACCCATCCGGTCGCCGCCGATTTGCATGTTCGCGGTTTGGAGGTCGAGCGAGGCGCCGCCCATTTCCGAGCGCACCGCCTTTTGATATTCGATGTTGGCGAGAATGTTCGCGCTCGTGTCCGGCACTGCGAACGGCATCACCGCAACGCGAATGTCTTGCACGTTCGCCTTGACGCGAATCCCGCCATTCGGTCGACCGTCGCTCACATCATCAACATTGACTTTGCCGTCGAGATACGCGAGCCGGTTTTTGGTCGTCGTGTTGACGTTATCCATCAGCGCGCGCTGTAGGCCGGTGGTCGTGTCCTGCGTTTGCTTCAACTTGTCGTAGAGCGATATCCCGGTGAAGCGATGCGAGGCGAGGAGCGCGGCGCCGGCGGCGTATGGCACGACTGAGCTCGGCTCATCGAGTAGGAGCTCGTTGCCGGACACGCACACACGATGCCGCTCGGCGATGCCGTCCTCATCGGCATCGAGCAGCGCGAAACACTCATACCACTCGATCTGGTCCTGGCTCTTGTCGAGCAGCGCCGCCGGTACGCTCACGCTTTGGCCTGGATTGCGCGCGCTCGCGTCAGTCTTGGAGCTCGCGAACTTGTCCAGGCGCTCGACTTTCGACTTTTGGAATCCGAGCTCGAGGAGGTCCGAGCGCGTGTCGATATGGCGCTCGGCGCAAAACGGGATCGCTTGGAGCTCGAGCGAATCCCACTGCGAGAGATAGAGGAAATTTTCCGGCGGCAACGCCTCGCAGCGAAACTTTTTCTTGACCGCCGTTATTCGCATTCGGAGCTCGCCGGCGTCCGGGTCGTATTTGAGAACCTTGACCTCGGTGTTAGGGATTGAGAGCAGCGACGGCAACGCGTCCTCGGTCACGCCTTTGAGCGTTTTAGTGGTCGTGTCGCGTCGCTCCTCTACCCAAACTTTCACGATGCCATTGCGGAGGAGTAGCGCGTCTTTGATCGCTTGCGCGAGCTCGATGAAACCGTTCGCGCGGCTCATCACGAAATATTGCACGGCGTCGCTTTCTAGCTGCGCCTGGTCCTCGTCCTCCGGTCCGAGCGGCTCGAATTCGGCAATGTGATCGCTCGAGAATGCGTCGAGCATCTGTGCGAGCGAGGCCTCCACCATCGCCGACACGTCGCCGGAGATCACTTGCGAGCGGCCGGGCAGTTCATCACCGCGCGGTCGCTGGAAGTAGTAATCGAGCGCCTTTTTTCGGTCGCTCGCTATCGTGTCTCCCTCGTAACCGTCGCACAGTGTCAGGCGGTGCTTGACTGCGGTAAGGAGCTCGTCTTGCGTCATTGTCGGCGCCTACTCCGGCGCGGTCGCGGCGCGCTCACCTCGGGACATTTCGCCGGCCGGCCGCTCTCGAGATCGGCGAGCATGGGATCGGCCGCTATCGCGTTTTTGATATCGGTCCAGGTGCAACCAGGTGCGCTCGAGCTCGATATCCAGGACAGGTGAGTCACCGCCTGACCTTGCGCCCAATTAATGACGTTCGTGGCCGGTCCGTTGTCGTCTTTACCGCCGAGCACTGCGCTCGAGGCGATTTGCGCGTGCGGCATCAAATAGCGGTAGTCACGCTCGCTCGTGCCGCTGTTTTCATCGGACTCGCCACGAAAAACCATTTCGCCGTCGGTTTCTTTCGCGTCGGGTCCACTGAACGCGCAATCATTGACGTAGGCGGACTCCATCAGGCCGCCCACCTGGTTCGATAAATAGTTGAGGTTCGCGCAGAACCAGGTTTTCGCGAACGCCTTGCTCGCCGCCGGATAGAGCCGCTTCAGTTGCGCGGCGAGTGCGCCCGTTGAGTAGTCGGGCGGTTGGACACTTTGATCCATCGACGCGGAGGATTCGGAGCACTGCGCGAGCTCGAGCCAGTCGGTCGCATCAAAGCGCGCGGCGAATGCTTGCAGCCAGGCGATATAGCGATCCATCACCGCCGGCCGCCACAGTGCGAGCACAAAACCCTTGCCGTTATCGATGCAGTCCGGCGAGCTCAGAATGTCCGGCGGCGCGAGGTTGGTCGGCGTCGAGGTGTTGAATGCCTTATAGGGCAGATCGACGATTAACTTTCGACCAGGCGGCAACGCCGCAACGATATCGTCGAAATCTTTCCAGGTGAATTGACCAGGTTGTTTTTCGATGGCGCCCCAACCGAGCGAGAGCCAACTGCCGATCATCTGCGGACACTCGAGTGACTTGTCGATCTGGTTGAGCGCCTTTTGTTTCCAATCGCTCTCGCCGATTGAATACTGGATTTTGTGATAGTGACCGCCGTTCGATTTGCGACCAGGCGGCGCCGGGTCGGGTTCGTCTTGCTCGAGCGCGGTCACGCGCGCCTCGAGTGACTCGAGCTCGCCGGCGAGCTCGCCAGTGTTCGCGAGCGCCTGGTTGGCGGTGTCCTCAAGCTTGCCCATTTCGTCGGTGAGCGTGCTCATATCACTGCCCTGTCGGTTGTGCGGTAATTCGGCGCGGCGCCCCAACTAGCACTTGCGCCCTCGTTGTCGTTGACATGCGCCGCCCAGGTGTGGACGGCATCGGCGAGAAACTCCTCCCACTTGACGCCGGCGCGCTCGAGCTCATCGGCGCGCGTCAGCTTTTGCCCGCAACCGTTGAGCGAATCCAAGAGCTCGCGATTATTTCCACCTGGCGCGAACGCGCGCACGTCGTTATCGATGCGCGTCGACGGCAGGAAGCGGCGCACGATTTCGACCGCATCATGCGCCTTGTGTTTCGGTGCGCTCTCGACCTCATAGCCGGCGAGCTCGAACGCGTGAACGCTCTCCTTGGTGATGCACTTGCGAATGTGACGCGCGAAGGGAATGGATTCGCGCAAGTCCTCGAGCGCGTCGGCGATGGAGTGTTGTCGCCAGGCGCGCGAGGCAACGATGCGCGACTCAGTGCCGCGCGTTTGCGTCAGGATGCACGCGAGCGCGTCGGCCGACACGTGCCAAGCGGCAAACAGTGGCAACGCTGGCTCGTAACCCGTCGCGCCGATGCGGCCCTCGCTCGAGAGCCATTGCATGATCCGGCCGTAGAAACTTCCCTGCGCGTAGTCTTGAGCCTCGCAAAAATACTCCTCGCGAATCGTCGCCGGCGTCATGCCCTCGCGCGCGTCGGCGGCAACGTCGGCCGGCGAGAGTACGCGCGTGCCATCCTCGCGCGTCGTGTCGTCGACCGTGCGAAGCGTGCAAAACCAATCCTCGAGGCGGCGCACTTCTTGGAACATGCGCCAGGCGTGATTTTTGGCGCGAAATGTCGTGATGAAAACCGCCCAACCGCCGGACTCGCGAATGATCGGCAGGAAGTACGGCCAGGCCGCCGGATCGCAAAGCGCCCATTCGCTAAACACGATTCCGCCGACGTTCGCGCCCATCATCGAGTTGTAATTGTCGGAGCCGACGAATTGCACCGTGCTCCCGCTGTCGAGCTCGAGGAGCATTTCGGAGTCGCGCGTCTTGCGCCGGCGCTCGAGCGGGAAGGCCTGGTCGATGAAGCGATTGCCGTCGCGGTCGATGCCGTTCCAAATCGAGCGGCGCACCTGCGTTTGCAACGGGAAGCAATACCAGTACGCGGCGACGCGCTCAAACGCGGCGACACTCGTGAGCGCCAGGCCGCAACGGTCCTTGCCGGCGCGCCGATGCCACACGTGAAACTGTCGCTTGATGCCGCGCGAGTGCGCCTCAAACACTGGCGCCTGGTACGGCCGTGCGGTGAAGTTCCAAGGCGGCGCCGATAAATCTGGCATGGCAGCCGGCGAGTCGGCGCCGCCTAGGGTCGAAGTCGGAACGGGATCAGGGGCGCCAGTCCAGGCGCGCCAGGGATGTTTTGTAGTGTGCTTCCCTGCACTGCGAGCCTTGGGCATCGCGAAGCCCCTGAGATAAAAAACCTCGAGGGCGCCGGAATCTAAATGCGTCCTACAACATTACGCAATAGTTACAAGCGACGTTCAGGTTGCGCCGGCCGTCGCCGGCGCTCGGACTGACTCGAGCCAACGCTCGAGCTCGCGTGCGGCGTCCCGCACACTGCCGGGTGTCAGTGTCGGCGCTTAGGCGGATCGCCGCTCCTAGGCCGCCTGCGTTCGTCCTGGATGCGATTCCAAACCTCCTCGCGATGCACCGATAAATCCGGCGGCGCATCGATGCCGAGCCGCACAACGCCGTGATCGATGCCGAGCACCGTCACGAAAACCTGCACCGCGTCACCAATCACGATCCGCTCACCTCGCCGCCTGGTTAGAACTAGCATCGCTTTCGCCCTCCGCTGGCCGGCCGCCATGAATCACGCAATATTCGCCCTCGAGGCGCCGCCAGGCGTCCGAGTCAAGCTGCATTCGACCGCTAACGAAATTCCGGCAACGCCGGCCGAGCGTGGTCAATGCCGAGCATTGCATTCGACCCTCCGACTCGAGCCACTCGCGAAATTGGGCGCGCGTCAATCCGAAGTAGTTCGCCGCGTAGGCCTCCGGGTCGGCGATGAATTCGGCGAGTTGAGCGGCGTTGAGCTCACACTCGCGGCCGCCACCTTGCGCCGGAAATCCGACTAGCGTCCCGCCGACGTAGTAACCATGGGGCAGCATCACGTTTCAACCTCCTCGAATTTCGCGCGCAACTTTTCGGCGAGCTCGGCGAATCTCGCGCGCATGGCCGGATCATCGGGCGCACTGTCCTGCCAGGCCTTAAATCGCGCCAGGTATTCGGCGCCGGTCTCGAACTTGTGCGGCCGTGAATCAAAACCGGCGGCCTCGGCGGCGCGCTTGATCGGTGCGAGCTCGCGGCCGCGTTTGGTGTTTTGCCATCGGAGCCGCTGTCGAGCACTGCGCTCGTGCCCGTTCCCTTTCCCGTTCGCTTGCGAACTGTCGCGGGCCGCCGCGACGGACTGCGAAGCAGTCCTCTTGGATTCGGAATCCTGATTCTTGACTGATTCTTGTACTGATCCCTCTTTAGTGTTGGGTCTCAGCGTGAGACCCATACCCGTCTCAGCGTGAGACCCTTGACCGTCTCCGCCTGAGACCCGTCTCAGCGTGAGACCCGTCTCAGCGTGAGACCCATTGAGCGGTTGAGAGGCCTCGAGGCGTTGAATGTGGACCGTGTAGAGCGTTCGGCGGCCTTGCGGTTGAGAGCTCACGAAGCCATTCGACTCGAGCCAGGCAAGCGCCCTAAAAACCGATGCGCGGCTCACGTCGGCGCGTTCGGCGAGCTCGGCAATGTCCGGGTTCCATTGGTGGGAGACGTTATTAGCGAAGCTACACAGCGCGATCATCACCGCGCGAGGATCGCCGTTTGGGCCGCGTAGGCCGCGTAAGTCGCGGCAAGTGAGGGCGAGGTCGACTAGCTCAAAGGACAAGGCCGGCTCATTCTCCCCTGCCCTTTCGCCGTGTTAGACTGCATCGGCGCCGGAGCAGATAGTCACGTTATCGACTTCGGTTCGGTGGACGGGAGGTCGAAGTCCCGCGCCACCAAATTACTTCGATACTACACGGCCGGGAGAAATCTCGGCCGTTTCTTTTTGGACGCATGGCCTTTTAGGACGCTGATTTGCGCGCTAATCTTGCAAGTTCGCGCCTCGAGAACGCGTTCGCGATGCACACTCGAGCTCGCGCGTCAATCCATCACCCTCGAGGCCTGGTCGAGTTTCGTCTGTAGAAAGGAAATCGCCTTTTTCTTTCTGTCAATGAGAACGTGAGCACCGATGCACAGTCTATTATCGGTGTCAAGCGTTCTTTCTACAG